TGTAGCGTGACACCATTCCAAAAGTTTGCGATAATCTGATTCAGTTCGCTGTCTCCTTTAGTGACGAAAGAGTCTGCTCGTTCGCCTAAGCCGTTCAAAAATTCATCAAAAGTCATTCAACATCTCTATCAAAAGTGGGTGAGGGTAAACGTCTATCTTGTCTTTGCGTACTGAGTTATGTGTGAAGACACCATTCTTGCCCGATAGAGCGCGTTTTGTGACTTGCCAAATATCTTCGTTGTACGTTAAATCAATAGCGTATTTGTCGCGCCATAACAAGAGCAATTCTTTGACACTTGCGATTTGTTCTTTTGTGTAGTTCTCAAAGTACGTGTAGCCTTTGTAAGGTGTGTCAAGTTTACACACATCTTTGACTTCTTTGTTCACATAGTTGTAGAACTTAGAGCCTTTTTGTGTTAAATATCCCCAATTACAAATCTCGATACCGATTGAGTTCTTGTCTAGATTTGTGTAAGGTAGACCTAAGAAGTGCGATGACTTCAAACCTAAGTGATACGCCCAAAACTTAGAGTCAAAGCCTTGTACGATTTCACCTGAGCGAGAGATAGCGACACAAGTAGCGACGTTGACTTTGTCTGCATCCCAAAACTTGAACGTCGACACAGCATCTGCGCCACCTGCTGTGTGATGAAGATAGATTTGCTTCTTCGTTGACTCTTCTTTGTTAAAGCCCTTGAATGCTGTTTGCTTGATATTCATTTGTGAGTCTATTTAAGTACCAATTTGCTTTCTTTAAGTCTTCAAGACGATTCTTTTTCTCAAAACGCCACACGTATTTCAAGACGTTGCCTTTGAGATACCCGTAGAACGCTTCTTGTGTCATACTTGCTTTGATTGCTTCTATTGCTTCTACGTCGCCTGTCTTGTAGTGGTTCGGGTTTATCGCATCTTTTTCCATCGAGTCGCAAAAGTATAAAAGTCTTCGTCAATTATCAACGCGTGACCACCATTTAAGAAGAGTTGAGTGTGTTCGTGATACGCGCTTATTGCTACAACTTGACGCAAGTCAACGAGACCTTCTTCAAGATACTCTATCAACTCAGCATCGACGCCTATTTCTAGAAACGCTTGGTCGTTTCTTTCTTCGTGTACGATTAAGACATCTACAATCATAGCGTTTTGTGTGTGTAAGCGTGAATCTTTCGTGATGTCTTCTCGTCGCGATACGGTTTCATAATCAACCAACGACCACCGATAGGCTTTGGCGATGCACCTCGTTCGATGTGCCAACCTTTTGAGCCGTCTCCGTACTCTTCTTTGTACGCACTTGTACGAATCATTAATATGTCCCTCAACATCACCGTGTCGTGGTGTGTCAACTGCTCTACCGTATACGTCATCTCGTAGTCTTCGTGAACGTGACCCATCCAAATTGCGTCAGCACCTTCAACGTTGACACTCATTCTGTTGTGTTGAATAGTTCCACGAGTTACCGCACCACCGCCACCGAAGCCGTGCATATATTTAATCTTGAATGATTGATGACTTGAGCCATCGTCGAATTGATAGCGAACCCACCCACCATATCCACCGACTTGAATGCTTGTCTCACACTTGTAGTTGAGCAAAGTCACAAATCGCTCAATGATGTCAGTCTCTTGGCGCTTCAAGATTGCTGTCTCGTGATTGCCGTACGCTATCAACTTAATCAAATGAGCGTAAGGTGTAAACCAATCGACAGCCGTATTGATAATAGCGTCGAAGTAGTTTGCGACGTTGTGTTCTTCACGTATGTCGCTCTTTGATTTGCGAGGGTCGTACGCACCTTGCATCAAGCAAAACAAATCTCCGTTGATAAGAATGTCGTGATTTCCTGCTAGTGCTTCGTCGAGATGCTTCTTGAGTAATGCTCTGTCGCATTTAGGATTATCCCAATGCAAGTCAGAGATGAGAAGTACTTTCGTTTCTTCCCAATTTTTTTCAATTCGTACGACGTTATTTTTCTTCATAAGATGAGACCAATCACAAAAGCAACAATAGAGAATACAATGACTTGCGATTTAAGCGTCTTCTCGTGCGTTCTAAGCGCATCAATTTCGATTTGCTTAGATTGTATACTTCGTGCTTGAATTGTTCGAATAGAGTCGATTTGTGCAATTTCGATAGAATCTAGCAAAATCAACTTTTGATAGACAAGAACTTTGCGTCTTGCTTTTGCGCCCTCAACGAGATAGTGATTCGCTTGTGATAGAGTCGATGTGTCGATGTAAATCGATTGCGCGTTTAAGTCCATCGCTAGTACGAGCGAAAGTGTCAACATACATCGTATCATACAAGTAAATAGAATCGTGAAGAAGTTGTTTCTTAAATCGTACTCTTTCGATAGTGTCTTCATAATACGAAATAGTCTCAATGTACATCGGTTCTCTCTCAATCGGCTTGAAAGTAAAGAACGCGTACACGACGCTACACAGGTACAACGCAACTATCAGCCAAGTAAGGAGTAGAAATTTGGAATTGGATGCCATAACCTGCGACAATGTCTGTTTTTGCGTCATAGAAAGGTTCTGCTGTGCTACTCACTATCAACTGAAAGTCTTCATCGTTGTTGTAGTGATAGTCGATTAGAGCCATTATATCAATAATTATTTGAGCCATATCACTCAACACTTCTATCGTATTCGATTCGCTCTCGAATACCCTATCAAAAACTAGCAACGCAAAACGATAGTTGACGTAGCGACCATCACGAGTAGCCATATCAAAGCCGTCAGGTACTAACCACACGAGAGGGTAGAACTTGACCTCGTCGACTGCGAGATTGTACTCAGCACCGACAGAGAACTTGCCGACCATCTTATGGCTTTCGACTTGCGTTCTGATTTTTGCTATGATTTGATTTAGGGTCATTCTTTAAGAATTTGATGAGTTTGGCTTCGTTGTTCTTTTGCCACTTGTTATCTCTCGTCGGACGGGAAGTCATAGTTCCAAAAACAATCGTCATAGTCAGTAGGTAAATAGATACCGCCTACAAATGTAGTGCTTGAAGGTCGTATAGTATCAAACGTAGAACCGGGATTCAAAAACAATGGGTAGTCGTTCGTGTATTCTCGCAAGTAATCTCTCAAACGATTTGCGTAGTATTCTGCTTTGTCACGATAGCGATTCTCTAAAAGAGTCAACTCGTCTACACTTATCGCTCTAGCGTTGTCACTCTCTCTACTTGCTACGCTCTTATTCATCAATTTGAACGTCATAGGAAGCATCGCTTCGCACAAAGTATAGTACTTCAAGCAAGGCGCAATATAAGAGTCTAGAAGCGTCGTATTTAAGTTTGTCAAAGTTCCTGCAAACGCTTGAGATTGCAACTGATTGTATAAGCCACTACCTATGATGTCACGAATGTAGATTTCTTGACTCTCTTTTATCGCGTTCTTTAAGAGTTTGTCGTCTACGTTCTCATTGATAGGCGTGTTGTCCTTCAAATATGTTGTCGAAACGAAGTATACAAAGTTTGTCATTTTCTTCTTCTTACTACTTTAGATGCCCAAATGTGACGACAAGATGGTCTATGCACAGCAGGTGATGAATCAGGAATTGTGTACCAACCACCGCGACGCTTCCATACGTCATAACCTAGCAAAGCACTCATCGCGTTAATATCTTCACGAGAATACACTCTATCTACACGAACAACACTACGACAAAACTCACGAGATGTGTCGATGATGATGTCGCCTTTTGTGTTCGGTGCTTTCTCGTATTTGTAACGTACGAGCAATTCAGTCTCAATGTTTGCGATTTCTCTCAAGCCATCGTCTGTGATTGTAAGACCACCCTCAGCAGGTTGAATCATACCCGTCTTGTTCAAGTTGTCTATTGCTTGAGACACTTTCATCAAGTCAGCATCAATGATGTTGACAACTTCGCCTATCGTGATACCCTTGTTTTCTTTGATAGTGCTTAGAACTGCTTTTTCAATGTCAGTAGCAAAAGACATTTTGACTTCTTCGAATGCACTTGCTTCTTCACCAAATTGAGCGAACACTTTCAAGTCGCGCTCGTCATCCCATCCAAAAGGGTTTGACTTACTTAGTGCAACAGGTGATGCACTTTCTAGAGCGTCTCCGTTTGCGATAGGTGGTAAGCCTGCAAGTTGACGCTTCTCATTGATTGTCATATTCGACAACACGTTGTTTGCAACAAGCGGACTCAAAGAGTTGATTGCGTCGTTCAAGTTTGATTGAATCTTCACTTGTGATAGTTCAGGCAATCCCAACTCTCTCCGTGCTTCTTCATTTGAAATCAAGTTACGAGTATACAAGTCTAAGTAGTCAAGACCTAGAGGCGGTTTGTTGATTGTCTCAAGTTTGACAGGCGAGATAAAAGAGAACAAGTAAGTCAACTGCTCATCCATTTTCATTTGACGAGGCTCTACATACGATTGTTGAAACATCTCGTACGCTTCAATCATTTCAGAACGACCACCTAGTTGAGATTCTACACGAACACCGAACAACATCGGTGAGTTTACTTTGTGACCTACAAAGATTTCTTGTTGTACCGTTTTATTTAAGATGTCAAATTGCTTGTCAAAGTCGCTAGGTTGAATGTTTGTCACAATCGACTCACGCTCGTTTGCGTCGTTGTACATAAGAATCAAACCACCTGCGTTGTCTGTACCTTGATAAGAGTCTTTGAAGCGACGCTTTGCTTTTCTTGCTTCTTCAGGCGTTGGTACACCTTTGAACATTTGTATCAACGTTTGAGCAGAGAAACCATTCTTGATAGAGTTCAAATGCCAATTCGAAATCTCTGTGTCAATCTCAATGTATTTTAACGCACCGACGTAGTCAGGCAGTGGGTAAATTCCACCACCGGGACGATACATCTTGTAGTAAAACAACTGCTTTGACTCACGAGTGTTCTCATTGAATGGGTTGTAGTGTACAATCTCTTCACGACGATTTGCCCAATCTTCTGAGTAGTAGTAACAATCGTCTAGACCTACTCGAACGTTCTTGAATGGTATGTGATACAACTCAGCGATTTGAGTCTTTGCGCGATTCCAAATGACTTCAACTGCAAAGCCATTGAACAACTCTAAATCGTAAGCGATTTTCTGCTTGACTTCTTCGAATGATTCGTAAGTGTTAATCGACTTAAGTTTCGACTCTGCTTTTGCGATGTCTTGTGTGTTCTGTGCGACGATTGCAGTTCCTACACCGGCGACGTATGACGCTTTCGCTGACACAATCGCGTTGTGTTTAGGCGATTTAGAGAACAAGTCAACTAGTAAATCGGGGTACAAGTTGTCGTCACCAAAATTGAATATGTCTTTCGCCTTATTCTCTTTGAATGTCGGTAGTTTATTCTCGTGAAATTGAAGTCTTTCGAAGTTCATTACTAGTAAATAGCGTTTATTCTTTTTTGTCTTTGATAAATAGCATCATAAAACCACCACCTAAGAAGACGCTCACTTCACTCAATGTCGCTTTCTCAAGATACACTAGTACAAATGACGCTATAATTACGCCAATGCCTAGAGAAGTAGTCTTCCAATTCTTGAAGATTCTATCAATCATTTGCCTTGACCTTTGTACGGCTTTGCGCTTTTGTGTTTGTTTGCTGACTTTGTGTGACGACGCAGTTTATTCTTTGGCTTAGGTCGCCACACACTAACAGCACTAGACTTTGCCATCTAGTTTATCAATTTTTTTCGCGTAGTAACGAATCGCAAACAAGCCCGATACAATACCAACAATAGCCAAAACAAGCGAAAACAAAGGTTGCCAAGTAGTCGCAAAATGTAAGACAGCAGACGAACAAGAGATGCCCGTCGCGATGTTAGCGATTGTATCGTTCTCAAATTGTCTCATCGCTTGACGCAACAGGTTTCAAGGCGTTCTCATACGCATTGATTAGAACTTTCACCTCGTCAAGTTGCATCAACAAACTCGCTTCTTGTTGTTTGAGTTGCTCTAATCGTTGTTGCAAATGTTCCATTATGCTTCTTCGGTTGCGGGTTCTTCGCTTACAACGGGTGCGGGTGCAATGCTCCAAGTGTAAGTTGCGATGTTAGCATAGTAAGTGTCAACTCCTAATACCTCATCGGCACTTGGGTCATTTACTGCTAATACACCACGCCAAAAACTTGATGCGATTACAACGCCATCCTTTACTACATCCGTAGTTTTACGAACTTCGATTGTGCCATCGGCTTTTACATTAAAAGCACTGATGTAGGTTATTTCTTCTATCATTTTATTTAGTTTTATTTGTTATACGAAGTAGGTTAATGTTACATAAAACTCATCGCCAGTTACAACAGACGATGCCGTCACAGTAAAATTAAATTCTGTTGAATTTGACAATTGATAGTTAACGGGAGAACTACTTGCACCTATTGATGGGAAATAAGACACAGAACCTGCACCTCTTGCTGAATTACCCGTTAGTGTTGTAAATGGTAGCCCACCCATAATAACCACAGTTCCTACAGGCGATGAAACAGAACCAACTGAAAGAAATCCTTTGATTACCACTTGTCTTCCAATCTTTGTATAAGTGCAAGTGTTAGAGGATAATGTTATTGTTCCCGAGGTTGATGGTGTCAAAGTCGCAGTAAAAGTCCCCTCCTCATAATCATCCAACGCGTTAGCGGCTGCGGTATCGCCGTTGAAAGTTAGTCCGCCCGTTGCAAGAAAACGACCTTTTTCAGTCAATGCACTTCCCGTATGGGTGTAAAATACCATATCGGATGCAGCAGTAGAACCGTGGTCATGTGAAGAAGCAATATAAACAGAACCATTTGCACCACCTGCGGCACCAACAAAACTACCCATAGAGATACCAGTAGTTGTAGCAGAAGCATTTGAACTTGTGATGTTTATTGGGTAAATTGTAGTTCCTGCAGATACTTCTAATAAAGAATTAGGCGCAGTCGTTCCTATACCTACGTTTCCGCCACTTGGATTCAATGCTAATTGTCTGGGTGTACCATTGGATAATGTTGCTTGAATTGCTGGTTCACCAACACCCGGTTGCACTCCTATTTTAACTATACGATTTCCTGCAGAATTATTTGCAAAAATCATAAAATCGCTACCCACAACATCTAAAACGGTGGTTGGCGTAGTCGTTCCTATACCTACCAAAGTAGTAGACATTGCTAATGGTGAGTCATTGCCTAAGCCATCACTCAATACTTTTGCCGTTGCACTTAGCGGTCCATTATCGCCTACCTTAATCAAGGCGTCGTAAGTTGTTGCGGGTGTTAAACCCGTTAAAGAAGTTCCCATATTTATAAATTCCAAAATTCGTTAATAGTTTCCCACTTCTCGGTAATAAGTTGCCATTGACGAGTGCCAACTGCAAACCCATATTGAGAGCGATTAATTCCAACGCCTAATCCTATGCCTTGTCTCATATTAATATCCGATTACTGAACCAGCAGAGATGACAAAGCCCGTGATTTTTGAAGAACCACCAGCGGGAAGATATGCACCTTGTACAAAAGTGATTGATGTCATTCCACGACTTGAGAGTACATTCACTCCGTCAACGCTGAATGATGTGAACACGGTGTTCTCTTGAACAACAAGAGCGGAATATCCGACTCCTGTCACCGTTGATGCGGAATGATACTTGAAGCCATCGCCACCAGCGATAATACTTGTTGAATTGCTCATTGTATGTAGATTTTTTCTGTTAGTGTTGGAGTGTATTGAGTACTTGAACTTGTTGTTTCTACTTTAAGAATACCTGTTTCGCAAAGAATGCCACCGCTTGTAGAGACGCTATATTCGTGTTCTCCTTCTAGAAGTGTAGCAGTTGTACCCTCGACAAATTGAAATTGATTGTAACGCTCTTTGTGCGTTGATACGTCAGTCAAAGTGCGAGTGACTTGTGTGAATGTTTGACGATGCGTAAAAGTAAAAACATAAGTCAAAGCACTTGCAATCTCTGTGAGAGTTAAGTACCAATACTTTGTTTGACCTTTATTGATTGTTAGCATCGTAAATAAATAGCAACGTCAAAATCTTGTAACAAAAAAGAGAGCGTCTTTCAACGCTCTCCTTTTGAAAACTAATATGAAATCAAGAACAACTACAAATATACATTAAATACCTAACGCAGTCACTACGCCAGATTGTAATTTGTAAGGTGCTTCTGCTTCGATTGCTGACAAAGTCACTTCGTAACCATTTGAATCACCCATAGCCGTTCCGCTATTTGCAACCATTGCAGTCACGTCGCATCCGTATTCGTTACCTACTAACCAATAAGCGTCGTTGTTGTCACGTACGATAGTGTACGTGCGACCTTGTGCGAGAAGTTTCATCTCGTTTCTTTTGCTAGTAGACAAGCGACGCAATTTGAATGCTACGTCACATTGATTGAAAGTAGTACCATTCTCAACGCTCACGTTTGTAGTGTTAGTCAAAGAACCTGTACCTTTAGGCAATTCGTAGTCATAAACGTCACCACTTGCGACGGTGGTTGCAGTAACTTCGCCACTCGCAATAGTGAACTTTGAAGCAGTCCACGAAATCAAGTGGATGCTCTTAATACCTCCGATTGCATCTTTGCAATCTAGAGTGAAACCTTGAGTGAGAAGACAAGCCATTGTTTATGATAGATTAGAGGGTGAAATATACAACTTCGCTAGGGTAAGCAACTTGAACACCATACTTGAAAGTAGTACGGAAACGAACTTCGTCGTTGTCCTCAGAGTACCACAATTTGTATGACTCTTCTTCGTTTGCTAAGTCAGTACCTACGAAGAAGTTGCTCAAAGAACCTGCAACGATTTTGCTAGTACCACTCAAACCACCGACAGCAATCAACTTCATATTGGTACCGGGATAAATCATTTCCATTGCTTCACTTGCTTCAACAGCGTAGTGGAACAAGTTAGCGTTCTTCAAGTTAACCAACATCAATTTGAAAGCATCAACACCGATGAAGCAAACCAAGTCAGACTTTGTAGCAACACGAGCAGGAATGTTCGCGTAAACTTGGTCTAAGATGTCGTCGATGTTTGCGCTAGTGATTGAAGCAAAAGCAGTTGGTGCAGAGTTAGCCAATGTTGGAGAAGCGGCCGCAATGATTTTGTTAAAACCATCAAAACGATTCAAGTTAGGGTTACCACTTGCAGTGTCACCTTGCCACATAGCAATCTCGATGTTCTCAGCGATGACAGCAGATTTCTCAGAACCGATTTGCTCTTCGAAAGGAATCATAGTAGGAGAACCTGCCATAATTTGAGTTTGCATCCACTTTGCTTCAAGAGTCTTAGGACACAAAGTCTCTTCAACTTTAACAGCACCTACGGTGATGTTTCTTTGAGTGAAAGTAGTAGCACCACT